CAGTATAAAAAATAGGTGATACAATGCCTGCCAAACGCCCCGACAGAAGCGGAACACATCAGGCACAGTTCCGCACCAACAAGAAAATTATATACCAAACGCAAACGGTGTGCGGCATTTGCGGTAAACCTGTAGATTTTTCTTTGAAGTATCCGCACCCGCTCTCCCCTTGCATTGACCATATTATTCCGGTTGCAAAGGGCGGTCATCCGTCCGATATGGCTAACTTACAGCTTGCGCATTGGACTTGTAACAGGCAGAAGTCCGACAAGCTGATAGAAAAACAAATCTTCGACAACGATATTCAGCTTGTGTCAAATCGGAACCTGCCACAGTCGCACGACTGGCGAACGGTTTAGCCATATGGGGGGGGAGTACCCTCAAATAAAAACACCCAAACATACAAACCGCGTCAGTGCTTATATTTCTCGCAAAACCTACCCTAAAAGGACGTGATCACCATAGAATACAAGGGCATTGAGTACCTCAAACGCAAACTCGAACAAAAGCGCATAAGGGTGCTTAAAAGATATAGATACTACGAAATGAAAAACACCGTGCAGGATTTCAGTCCGCTGATTCCCGAGGGCTTTCAGGGGATAAAAGAAGTTTCCGGCTGGTGCGCCAAAGCCGTTGACACTCTCGCCGACCGTGTTGTGTTCGACCGCTTTGAAAACGACAGCTTCGTTATCGGTGAGATTTTCGACTTTAATAACCGTGATATTTTCGTTGACAGTGCCGTATTATCGGCGATGATAGCCTCGTGCAGCTTTGTCTATATCTCGGCAGATGAAGCAAATTACCCTCGCTTGCAGGTCGTAGACGGCGGCAACGCAACGGGAATTATAGACCCGATAACAAATATGCTCAATGAAGGCTATGCAGTTTTGGAACGTGACGATAACGGCAATGCAGTATCGGAGGCTTATTTTACAAAAGAGTACACCGAGTACTACGAAAGAGGAAAGCTTATTGATACGTTTGAAAATCCTGCTCCTTTTGCTTTATTGGTGCCGATAATCTACCGTCCCGACGCTGTACGCCCTTTTGGGCACAGCAGGATATCACGAGCCTGTATGAACCTTATGCAGACGGCTATGCGCACTCTCAAACGCTCCGAGGTGTCTGCGGAGTTTTATTCTTTTCCGCAGAAGTATGTTCTCGGTATGAGCGAGGACGCAGAATTCAACAACCGCCTTGCGGCTATGTCAAGTTTTTTGAGGATAGACAAAGACAGCGACAACGACAAACCTACGGTCGGGCAGTTCACACAGCAGAGCATGACACCATACATAGAACAGCTTAAAAGCATTGCAAGCCTTTTTGCCGCTGAAACGGGCTTAACTCTTGACGATCTGGGCTTTGCCACAAACAACCCGATGTCGGCAGAGGCTATAAAAGCAAGTCACGAAAATCTGCGCTTGACCGCTCGAAAAGCGCAGCGCACATTCGGAAGCGGTCTTCTGAATGTGGGGTATCTCTCCGCTTGCGTACGTGACAATATCGAGTATGAACGCAAGGCTTTTTGTAAGACAATACCGACTTGGCAGCCGATATTTGAACCCGACAGCACAGCATTGGGAGCTTTAGGCGATGCAATTTTAAAAATAAATCAGGCTGTGCCCGATTATCTGGGAGCTGCCAATATTCGCCGCTTAACAGGCATGGAGGGCGACAATGGCTGATGTAGGCGAGGAGCTTTTAAGGGCTATAAGAGCCGATTTTCGCAGAGAATTGGGCGACAGCGACAGCAGGCTTGCAAAGCTTTTGAAACGCATACAAGGCGGCAAAGGCACTATGCACGACGCTGCACTTTTTTCAAAGGAATGCGGGGCGGCATTGTCGGCGGCGATAGCAAAGAATGTTGTGCCCGAAAATCTGCCGAACGGAACACTTTATTACAATATTGCCGAGAAAATTTTGGGCGGTACTCTCAAAGATAATTACGACCTTTTGAACATGGCTGCACAGGCGGTGCAGGAGCAGACGGACAGCAAATTGAATATACGTATCGAGCCGCAGAAAGCCGAATTCCCGCAGGAAAGAGTACACAAGATAATAAACGCCGCCGCAGACCAAACAGCCGACAGCGAAACGATAAAGCGCAGATTAGATTCACCGGTGCGAAATGTGACGGAAAGCTTTTTCGATGATTATGTTGAAGAAAACGCAAGATTCAGAGATGAAGCAGGCTTGCAGACTTATCTTGTAAGGCAGACAAACGGC